ACCCCGGCTGGGCGTTCGACCTGCTCCAGCGCAACCCGCTCAGCTATATGCAGAAGAGCATCAATACCCCGCACGAGGATGACTGGCACCGGCTCTCACCCGGGGCTGTCACACTGGCCCAGCACTTCGAGGAAATTCGCGAGGCCAAGCGTCGCGGCATCTATGTTTCCATCCAGGTCAACCCGATGATTCCTGGAGTTGTCACCCATGACGATATTGAGCACCTGATCGAGCTTCTAGCCGAAGCCGGCGCTGACCACGCCATCTTCAAGTTTGTGGAGAGCAACCATGGCTCCTACAAACACATGATCGAGCGACTATCCCAAAAATTCGGTGATAACCGTATGGGTATCTTCCGCGATTTAATGAGCGAGCATCAAGCCGGCAACCAGGTCTCAATCCAAGAAGAATACCGGCGAGAGGGGCATCAGCGATTTTATCAGAAGTGTAAAGCGGTAGGCATCACTTCATCGCTATGCTTTGAATATACGAAGGCTCCAGACGGCCGGTGGCGTTCGATGGGGCCAGAGTTCATCACCTCAGAGCAGTGTCACGGTCATCGCGTGCCTTGGCACGTCAAGCGGGGCGACCGCTTCGAACCGATGGAAGTCTGCCCACCATCTGGCTGTCTCTCCTGCGCCGACACCAATGATAGTAAGCCGCGGTGCGGCTCCACCCTTCTGGGCAGTGCGCTTGCACTTAAACTGCCGGACCTAAAGAAAGACCCGGGCATTTCCCACTCGGTGGATAACCCAACTGCGGCGCATTGACCCGGAACGAATCTACGGCTAGCCTCGCAACCCTAGACCATAAGGAGGATATTAGATGAGTAAACCACCCGACCTATCTGAATGCCTATTCGATCCACACAACAGGCCGCTCAGTCAAGCGCAGTGTAAACGACTAAAGCTGACGCCGCATCGCGCGGTGTTCAATGGCCAGCATGAGTGGTTGCTGGTGTTCCTGAAGAAGGGCACCGGGGTCGATTACTCCACCAACGTGGAGATGGTCGAAAACGTCTGCCAGATGGTACAAGACGGGAAGATTCGCCAGGGATGGCTTGTCCAGCGCGATGGGGACAAGATCATCAAATGGGAGACGGTCAAGACCGTCAAAAAGAAGATCAATGGGGCGCCGGTGCGGCAAGGCGAATTCGGCCCCTATGTCTGGTTACAGGAGGGAACGTTCGAGCCAACGACCGGCAGTCCAGCAGCGTGGCGTGATAACGAACTGCCGTTCTAGAGTTTGCGGGGCCTGCCCGTTCGACAGCGGGAGCGAGAACCAGGTCAACGCAAGGGGGCTGGCCCAATGACCGGTAAACTCGCCCGGTAGGTCCGGCCCCCACCTAACATAGCCTGGGGATTTGAGTGAACCAGGGCGAGCGAGCGCCGCCCAGACGGGTGAACTATGCACGATGGTGGCAGATTGATGGATATCCGCGAGTTCGGCGATGCGTTGATCCGCAGCGGCGACCTGGACCCGGTATACATCGGCCTTTATGATGCCAAACTACCTGAGCCGCAGCTGTGCCGGCTGCTGCTCGCTTATCTCTGCTTCTATCATCTTGGGGTCTCAGCCTGGCTGAGCGAGTGGGAAGAGGACAACTATTGGGATTGGATGGACACGGCTGCCACGAACCAGGTTGCCCCACCAGTGATGGGGGGCACTTGCAACTGGCCGCGGGGTACAGAGCGCCGGCACTTCCGCGGTCTAAAGTGCGTCCATTCAGTGACCTGGCTGCGCAACCACATGTTTGCCCCGGAAGCCGCTATCCGCCAGCTGGCTCAGCTAACCACAGAAAAACAGATCATGGCCAAGGTTGGTGAGTGGCCGATGTTTGGTCCCTGGGTTGGGTTCAAAGCCGCGGACCTGATGGAGCGGGTCTACGGCTCGAAGGTTAGCTTCGACCCGGATATTGGTCTGATGTATGACAGCCCTAAGGTGTCGCTAGACCTGCTCACAGTTGATAGCGGTCTCATTACCGCAGACCGCTCGCCCGCAGCCATCTATCACAACCTGATGGCTTATTTCAGTGCGCGCAAGGCGCCACCGCGCTATGACCGCTACTGCAATGCCCAAGAAGTCGAGACCATTTTGTGCAAGCACGGCTCGATGCGGTCTGGGCACTATCATGTGGGCAAGGACATCCATGAGGTGCGGGAGGCGCTCCAGGGCTGGGGTGAGACGGCGGCCCGGGTCTTGGGTGCCATGCCGGCGGAGGTGAGCGAGTGATATCACCGACGCAAGATGCATATGCCAACGTTCGTCGTCTGCGCCCGATGAAAGGGGAGACGGTCTGGAACCTGGCTAATCGTATGTACACGATGCAAATGAGCATCTTCGAGGCGTGGGCTGGGCATGATCTATTTGTGCCAATGGTGGAACTGCCGCCCAAGGTTCAGGCCGGCTGGTTATCCGCAGCGCGGAAGAAGCTAGCGAAGTACCACAGGAAGAGCCGATGAAGCGCAAGCGCAAGGCCCGGGCAAGCTACCGTCTGCGCGTGCTGCGCGACCGGGCCTACCACGCCCAGGGAGGGCTATGCTATTGGTGCAAGCGGCCAATGAAGCTGCGCGCAGAGCAGGGCGACCCAGAGCAGGCGACCGCCGACCATCTGGACCCCAAATATGCCGGGGGCAAGACCTGGCCGGGAAATATCGTGGCCGCCTGTGGCAAGTGCAACAGCGAGCGCAACAGCCCGGAGACCAATCACAGCAAAGCGAGCGACCCACAGGTGCACACCTATGGGCAGGAGGTTCACCACTCCCCGTTTGAGGTGCTACGGGGCATGTTCAAATAGAGGGATATCATGCCACACGTTTATGACCGACTGTATATCGTATCCAATCACTCAGCCAGAAGCGCTATGGGCGTCACCGGGCGCACCGGGCATATTCGGTTGAATGAGTTCAAAAAAGGTGATCTGGGAAATAGCGCTGTTATCATGGTTGAATATCTATCGCCGGAAGCTGCGAAGCTTGAGAAAAAATTCAAGGCAGCAGCTAAGATTATGGGGGTTCATCTGGGCGCTGAGCGCTATGATTTGCCCGCTCAGACGGTTGACCTTGTAATCAGAGGCATGGCGCACTCGTGGGGGATTCAGTTGTTACCGGTAGTGGAAACTCCGGTCGCCCCGGTCGCCGCTGTTGTTGCACCCCCGCCAGTTCCGCCGGCCGCCTTGCCGCAGCTCAAAGATTTTGAGCATATGAAAAGTGCCCATAGCAAGTCTGGATACCAAGGGCTAGAGCAGTTGCCTAACGGCAAGTGGACATCGTGGACTTCTACGCGGGGCCATCGTTTCATCACCCATGGTCAGTTTGACACCAGAGAGGAGGCCTTGCAGGCCAAAATGTTAAATGAACAGGCGGGGGTCTTGCCCCCGTTAGGCAAGAACCAGCTGGTATATGCTGACGAGGATGGCAACTGGTTAGTGCGAGACAGAGACGCAACCGGTCAGTGGAAAATTTTGGGGCAGTTTCCCACTCGTGAAGCGGCTTACGAGGGTCGCTGGGAACTAATAAAGGACGGACGGAAAAGACCCACCTACAAGAAGCGGAAGCAGCACGATGATCATCAACATAGCGGGCACAAGCGGGGCGGGCAAGACCTGGGTGATGCGCCACCTGATTGCCCATAGCCGCTATGCAGCCACGATGAAAGCAGTGCTCAATCTGAAAGAGACAGAGCGCGAGCGTGAGATTGGACGCATTGTCCATATAGGTGAGCGGTCTGTATTCATCGCCGGTCGCTATGACGATATTGATTCTGGAGGGTGCGATTCGATCCAGGACGTCAAATTCTGGTACCACACTATCTGGAATCAGGCTCAGACCCACGATGTGGTCTTCGAGGGTCTGTTTGTAATGAATCATACACGTGGCCTAGACCTAACCAACAAGTGCCTGAAAGCCGGTCTAGAGTTCCACGTCATCCTATTGACTACGCCATTAGATGTGTGTAAGGCTAGCGTCAACGAAAGACGTGTGCGGCGTGGTCAAGCTCCCTTCGAGCGTAGCTGGGGTAATGTAGAGGGGAACGTGGTGCGGGCCAAGAACTTTGCTTACAAGGTGAAGGCTATCGGCGCCACAATGCATGCACTTGACCGAGCAGCCGCAGCGAACAAGCTGATGGAGTTGCTCAATGGGGATCAACCTCAACATCAGAGGCACGAGCGGTAGCGGTAAGTCACATCTAGCCCGGCGCCTGCTCGCCCGCTATTCGCAGCGCGAGCCTGTTCAGCCTTCCGGCGCCGGCCGGCCCCGCGGCTATGTGCTTAGCGGCAACCTGCGCCCGCTATTCGTCCTTGGGCATTATGAGGGCGACCACGGCGGGGGCGCCGACAACGTCAGCGACCGCGAAGAGGGGTTCGGCCTGCTCACCCACTTTGCTCAAGAAGGGCACGACCTGTTTTGGGAAGGGGTGATCTACAGCGACGAAGTGACCCGCACTTTGGCCTTGTCTCGCATCGCAGAGACGCATATCATTGTGCTGGCTACCCCTATCGAGCAGTGCCTTGCAGACGTGCGCGCCCGGCGGGAGGCGAAGGGCAATCTGAAGCCGCTGTCTGAGAAGAATACTGTGAGCCGGGTGGCCTCGATCATCAGTGCGTGCAACCGGCTGAAGTACGGGCAGTCCCCCGGCCTTCCGAAACAGAACGTTGAGACGCTAGGACGCGAAGAGGCGTGGCTCCGCTGCATTGAACTTCTTGGCCTGTAGTCGAGGCTGTCATGCGAACAATTACTGTGCGAAACGTGTGCGTAGCACTGTCATCGGGTCTAGAGTTACTGATGCGCTACGGGGTGAAGCAGCAATCCCGCAACGGGGCTGTGCTAGTTATGCCCTGCCCAGTCGTCACAGCCACAGAGCGACCGGCGGAACGGGTGCTGTTTTCTGCCCAGCGCAATGCAAACCCCTACTTCCACCTGTATGAGGCGGTCTGGATGCTCGCCGGGCGCAATGACTCCGCCCCGCTCAATTCCTTCATCAAAGGCTTCGGCTCGCGTTATGGTGAGGAGGACGGCACTGTTCACGGTGCCTACGGCCATCGCTGGCGCGATGCCTTTGGGGTTGACCAGCTGAACTTTGTGGTAAATAAGCTCAAGGCCGATAACACAACCCGACAGTGCGTCATCCAGATGTGGGATTGCTCGCCGCTGCATAGCGACCTGACTGGTGAGTGGCGTGACCGGCCTTGCAATGATCTAATCTTTCTTCAAATTCACGGGCGCCGGCTAGACCTATCGGTGATGTGCCGCTCCAACGATATGATCTGGGGCTGCCATGGGGCCAATGCCGTGCACTTCTCTGTGCTCCACGAGTATCTAGCTGCGCGCATCGGCGCCAAGCTAGGCACCATGTATCAGTGGTCCAACAATTATCATGCCTACCTCACTGAGCTTAACCGGCTCACGCAAACACAAGCAGACCTGAGTGATGACCGTTACGTGACTGGCAAGGTCAAGCCGCTGCCGATGTTTGACCAGCCAGAGAAGATTGACGAAGACATCGAGCGGTTCATGGACCTGTACGAGGGGCGCACCTTCCCGCAGGGGGTGTATGCCAACTACTGGTTCGAGGGCGTGATGGGCATGGCTATGGCTTCTCACCATCACTACAAGATTGGCCAGCTAGACCGGGCGCAATGGTATGCGAGCCAGATTGCAGCAACTGATTGGCGTGTTGCGTGCTGTGAGTGGTTGGAGCGAATCGCACAGCGACGGGCAGAGAAAGATGATCAGCAGAGAGCGGGTCTATAGCAGCCGGTTTCTCGCCGGCCAGGTAACGCGATATCACGTCTGGCCGACGATCACGCAACAGACGGTCGCTGCCCACAGTTGGCGGGTCGCCTGTATCATCGTCGAAGTCTTCGGCCTACCCCGGGCTGATGTGCTCTACTATGCGCTCCACCATGACAGTGGGGAGCTCTGGGCCGGCGACGTGCCATTCACGGTCAAGGCGAAGACACCAGGGCTACGTGAAGCAATGAACTGCGCCGAAGATTCCGGCCGGCGCCTGCTTGACCTGCGCCTGCCGGAGCTCACGACCTGGGAACTGGTTCAGGTCAAGATTGCAGACCTGTTAGAGATGCACGAGTATGGTGAGATGGAGGTCAATCTAGGGAACCAATACGCAGAGCCGGTGCGGCTAGACACGATGCTGGCCGCCCAGAAGCTAGCGGCTGAGCATTGCTATTCTGACTTGGTGAACAGGTGGCTCACAAACAGGGGGAGTATGCGATGACCAATATGCGGCATATGGACTATCTAGAGGCGGTGGCCAGCGAGGATGTCAAGGAGTTGCAGCGCAAGGAGGCCACATACAAGGGCAGCTGGAAGCGCCGGGGCGGCATCGGCGCCTATATGATGGTGGCACGCAAGTTCGACCGCCTGGAGGGCATCACCGAGCACACTTTCAACTACGACATCTTCCGCGCTATCGAGGAAGATATGTCAGGCCGCGACGGCTCTGTGCTCGCTGAGGTGCGCGACCTGCGCCGCTACTTGCTACTCATCGAGGCGGAAATGTGTGCACGTGAGAACCTATATCCCATTGGGGTCAAGCCATCACACAAGCCCCAGAGCGAGCCGACACAACCCGGCACGCCTGAGAACGGCGGCCATCATGCCCGTCAAGCCGAACGACTATCAGATGGAATCAAGGAGGCCGATATCGCCCCCGGCCATCAGCCCTACTACATGACTGCCATCGGCAACGGCAAAGGGTTCGTCATCGTGGACCGACGCAAGACCCCCGTGGAACTCTGGGAGCACCTGCCCCGGCTCTTCGTTGAGTTGAATAACAAGGAGCATGAAGAACTAGACCCGGCCTACAAAGGGCTGTATCAGTGGCTTGAATCAGATACCAAGTGGCGTATGCGCGAGCAGTACCGTGATTGCTGGGCGAGACAATGACCCAAAGACCCCGACTGGACAACCAGAAGCGCCGGGCACGCCAGCGCCGGCTCGCCCACAAGAAGCGGAAGCAGCAAAAGTGGCCACGGAAACTCCATCAACGCCAGAGCAGCTTCTGGACCTAGCAGTTGAGTTGGGCGACAAGCAGGCCGATGAGTTGGGCGACCTGCGCTGGCGGTTGCGTCGCCATCGCCGGGCGATGCATCGGGCAATCCGGCTCGCGGCTCGCGGCCAGATCAATCTAGCGATAAGCGTGCTGGAGGAGGAATTGAAACGTGACCATTAAATTCTTCTCCAGGGTGAAGAAGGTGGAGAACAAGCAACGCACCGTCAGCGCGCGCAAGACCGGGCGCAAGACAGAAGACGGCAAAGATGAGATTGAAACCCAGACCAAAAATCTGGGTTGGTTTATGCTGCTGGAGGACAGCTGGGAATCGTTCTATGTAGGCACCACAGAGCCTGACTTTAAGATTGGCGACGCAGTTGAAGTGACAATCAGGAAGGTGCAACAATGAGCCGATGGCGACACAAGAATCGCGGTACGGTCTATGAGATCATCACCACCACCGCGCTGATGCAGTGCGCGACCCGCGCTGACATCGAACAGATGTTTGAAAAAGACATGTTCACTGTGTACAAGAGCATCGAGACGGGACAAATATGGTTGAGGCCCACCGCCGAGTTCATGGACGGCCGGTTCGAGCAGATAGATGCCTAAGCGCCGCTGCACAGTCACGCACGACCTATTCCCGCCAGTGAGCAACTGGCAGCCGCCGGCTGAGTTGCCTGATCTGCGCGGCAAGATCAAACAGATGGCGATTGACACCGAAGGCCGCGACAACGGCCTGACCAATGATCGCGGCTCAGGCTGGCCGACCAGAGATGGGCACATCAGCGGTCTATCGGCCGCCTGGCGAGAGGGGGGCGAGTTCCGCCGGCTCTATGCCCCAGTGAAGCATCCAGAGACGCAGTGCTTCGATCAACCACGCGTAGCTGAGTGGCTGAAAGACCATATGGCTGCCGGCATTCGGGTTATTGGGCACCATATGGCGCACGACCTGGGCTGGCTGCGTACTGACTGGGGCATCGACTGCTCCAATGCCCTCATCGGTGACACAGAGGCTATGGCCGGGGTGGTGGATGAAAACCGGCTGAACTATGGGCTGGACCATTTGTGTAAATGGCGGGGTATTCCGGGCAAGGATGAGACCCTGCTCAATGAGGCAGCGAGCGCCCTGGCCGTGGACCCCAAGTCTGGCATCTGGCGCATGCCGGGGAAGTACGTTGGGCCCTACGCTGAGCAGGATGCAGTCGCGACCCTCCAGCTAGCGGAAAGCCTGACCGATGACATTGACAAGCAGGGGCTAGGGGAAGCCCTGCAGCTTGAATATGACCTGATGCCAATGGTATTGGAGATGCGCCTGCGCGGCATAAGGGTCGATGTAGACGCTGCTGAGCGGGCGAAGGTGCGGTTATTGCGTGAGCGCGACATGGTCCTGCGCCGGCTCGCGCGCAAGCTAGGTTGGGCAGAAGTTACGATTGAGCAGTGCCGCTCGCCGGAAAGCAAACAGCGCATGTTTGCCCAAGAGGAGGTGCCCAACCCGAACCTCACTGAAACGGGCAAGATGTCGTTTCAGGCGCCCTGGATGCGCAAGCATAAACACTGGCTGCCCCGGTTTATGTCCCGGGCGACGCAGCTGACCGATGCCGCCGACAAGTTTGTTGATGGATTCATTCTTGGCTATGTGACCGGCGCCGGCCGCATCCACGCCTCGATCAATCAGTTCCGCGGCGAAGAGGGCGGCACCCGCAGCTACAGGTTCAGCTACGCAGACCCGCCATTGCAACAGGCCCCGCACCGCGATGAGCGTATGGCGGCGATCTTCCGCGGCGCCTTCTACCCTGAAGATGGGGAGCTCTGGGCCAGCTGCGACTATTCCCAACAGGAATATCGCCTCATCGTCCATTATGCAGCCCTGCTCTGCCTGGCCAAGGCGGCAGAGGCGGCCCAGCGCTATCGCGATGACCCCAACACTGACTTCCATCTACTGGTGGCGCAGTGGACCGGCTTGCCGCGCAAGCCGGCCAAGGACACGAACTTCGCCAAGGCCTACGGCGCCGGTATCCCGCGGTTCGCAGAGATGATCGACAAGAGCGAAGAGGAAGCCTTGGCGATCATGAATCAGTACGACAAGGAGCTTCCGTTCGTCTCTGGGCTCAACCGGCAGTGCATGGACCTAGCCAATGACCGCGGGTTCATCAAGCTGCTCGATGGTGCGCGTAGCCATTTTGATATGTGGGAGCGAGCCTACTATGCCAAGGGTGTGGGCTATGAGCCGGCACAGCCGTCGCTAGAGGCTGCCCAGGCCAAGTGGCCGGGGGTGAGGGTACGCCGGGCGCACACGCACAAGGCGATGAATCGGCTGATCCAGGGTTCGGCGGCCCGGCAGACCAAGCTGTGGATGCGGGCGTGCTGGCGCGAGCGCTTCTTGCCCCTGCTCCAGCTACATGATGAGCTTTGTTTCAGCGTCACCCAGGTTCAGCAGGTGCGCCGCATCTGTGAGCTTGGGCGCGACGTTGTCGAACTCAAGGTACCGATGAAAGTGGACGCCGAAATTGGCCCCAGCTGGGGCGCCGCTAATCGCGACCCGGAGGCTGAGGCCAGCTGGGGTTAGCGCCGGCCCCGCACTCGCCGCAAGCACGCGTCATCTCTCCACTCTCTCTTTGCCTCTCCAAGTGGTTCTGTATACCAGAAATGCTCTGACCAAGGATAATTCGACCTTCTCAGGCCATACTGACCCTTCCGCCCCGCACTTCATATCGAGATGGAGCACTTGCTGAGGGTCAATCTTGACCTTGGTGATATTGCAATCTTGTTCCCACCATACAATTCGACGGCGCTCAATCCTCATCTTGGATTCATCTTCGCATTTGGATTTATCCCAGTAGTGTCCATGAGTATCATCTTCATTGGTATCGCACCATTCACCCTGAAACTGAGAAGGCACTGTTATTTCTGCGGCCGCCGGGGTCGCAATGACCGCGAGCGCAAGCAGAGCAGATGCAAAAGTGTTCATTTGGTAGCTCCATCAAACAGCTTTTCAGCCTCATCGCGGCCCATGTAGCGCGGGCCGTGGCGATAAGAGAAGCGCCGGTGCTTTGACTTCACAAGCCTGGACACCTCAAACACCACACCATCAATCTCAATGACGGCGGCCCCGTTTTTGCGGGCTAGGGTTTCAAGTGCCTCTAGGGTCATCGGTCGCGCCTCTCTCTTGTCTACGGCTAGAGGTATAAGCGCCATCAGATGGGAAGTCAACTGCCACGCGCAAAAAATTTTTTTCCTCAACGATTACGTTCACAAACCAGTCGTAAGTCTTTGATCATGGTCTGAACTCGCGAAAGTGCAATTTGACTTTGGTCAAGTGAGTCGCTATACTACCCCTAGTTGGTCACCCGACCGGCTGCAGCGCATTGCTGCGTTGTTTGAACCTGTGAATATGGAGCAACACCATGCAGACTTGGTTTGCAGTGGATAAGGCAGGCTTGGCTAAACTCTTGGAGCGCCGGGGCAAGCAGTTCATCCTCTATGAACTGGTGCAGAATGCCTGGGACGAAAAGACCACGCGAGTGGATATCATCCTAAAGTGGATGGACAAGGGCTATGCCAAGCTGAAGGTTAGCGATGACAACCCGGCCGGGTTTGCCAACCTGGCCCATGCCTTCACTCTCTTCGCTGAGAGCGATAAGAAGGGCAACGCTGAGAAGCGCGGTCGCTTCAACCTGGGCGAGAAGCTAGTGTTGGCCTTATGTGAAGAAGCGCAGATCATATCCACCAAGGGTACGGTCAGCTTCGACGCTAAGGGCCGGCACGAGAGCAACACCTGCACGCAGGCGGGTTCGGTGTTTGGCGCCAAGCTCAAGCTCACACAGGTGGAGTTCGACCTGTTTGAGAGTGCGGCTCAGCGTCTAATCCCACCACTAGGCGTGGACACCTTCTTCAATGGCCAGAAGATCGAACCGCGGTCTGGGCTTGCCCAGATGGAGGCAACGCTGGCTACGGAGATTGGCGACCACGAGGGGGTCTTGCGGCCCACAACCCGCAAGACCTATCTTGAGGTGCTGGAGCTTCACCCGGGTGAGACCCCGATGTTGTATGAGTTGGGCATCCCGGTGGTGGAGGTTGACATGCCCTGGCACGTCAACATCGGCCAGAAGGTTCCCCTCAATATGGACCGTGACAACGTCACGCCGGCCTATCTGGGCAGGGTGCGCGCGCTGGTCGCGGAACATATGGTGGACCACCTGGACGAAGAGACGGCCAACGCCAGCTGGGTGCGCGATGCGGTCAGCCGGCACGGTGAGGAAATGTCGGGTGAGACGATTGTGCGTCTAGCAGATTTACGCTTTGGCGCAAAACGTGTCATCTATGACCCGACTGATCCAGAGGCCAACGCGCTGGCCGCCAGCCGCGGGTTCACCGTTGTTCACGGTGGCTCGCTGAACAAGGCGGAATGGGAAGCCGTGCGACGGGTTGGAGCAATCCTGCCCGCTGGCAAGGTCACGCCCAGCCCGAAGCCCTTCCATCCTGAGGGCAACCCGCTGCGCCTCCAGAAGGTGCTCACACCCGCCATGGACTGGTTTGTCGGCTACGCTCGCCGGCTCGCCCAAGAGTTGATGTGTGTGGATGTCAAGGTCACACTCGCGTGCGACCCCAGCTGGCACTTCATGGGCGCATACGGCCCGGGCTCATTGACCGTCAACGTGGCCAAGGTTGGCAAAGCCTGGTTCAGCGGCTCGCTGGCTTCGATCAATGAGTTCCTGATCCATGAGTACGGCCACCACTACTCAGGCAACCACCTGAGCGAAGAGTATCACGATGCTCTGTGCAGACTGGGCGGCCAGTTGTCCCAGCTGGCTCTGGACAAACCTGACCTGTTCAAGCGGTGATCGACTGACACCCCCCGGTGCCCACCCCGGGGGGTGTTTCTTTGTCCAGCGTTCCCATCTAGGCTGCCATCTAATTTCGCCTGGTCAAATAACCACTTGACCAACTTGGTGATTTGGGAACCACCCTCCGATGGGAAGATTAAATCGACCGGGAGACTTGACCAACCACTTGACTATCTAGGGGTAGGGGCCTATGTTAGTCGTGTTGAGATTGCTACTGCTTGCGACAGGATAACAACGCAGCCCCGGCCAAACCCAAGCGGGCCGCCCCCCCATCGGAACTTCGTCCAGGGGAAATAGGAATTCAGAAGCCCGCGGGACGCCAGCCTCTCCAGGGGTCCAAAGCCTGGAAGTGCTAAGCGGTAAGAATAGCGACCGCAGATAGACCCGCGCAAGACGGGCCGGGGTTTCAGAGAGATTAGCCCCTAGACCAAAAATGGATAGCAAACTTGATAGAGACAGACGCGCGGTTGGAGAAGCCGCGGTCTAGAGTTTGGGGCTGCGGCCAGCGCCACCCGGCGCTAGTCGCGGCCCCCTACTGCTGCGATTGCCTAACCGCAGGTTGCCTGAAAACAATCGGCCACGATCAAGACCCCGTTGCGGCGGGGCAATCACAGCAGTTCACTCGAAGCCGGCCGCCATGAGCTGTAAGCCCGGATAAGAGAGACGGCAGAGCGCGCAAAGCCGGCGAAGTCGCGCGCCACCCGCCCCGGTGACAATCGGGGCACTCAATTCAAACGATGGAGCGAACGATGTATGTCGTTGTCGTGAAGATGCGGTTCCATAAGAGCCGCCACTACCTCTGCCAGAACGAGCGCGGTGAGCTTTTCATCGGCCGGGCCAAAATCCAGGCTGTGAAGTTCGCCACCCTCGCAGAGGCCAATGAAGGTACCAGGGCGGTCAATCATCGCGATGCGATGGAGAAGACCCCGATGGCCTGGAGCCTTGTTCAGGCCCAGCCCTGGTAAGACCCCTAAGACGCCAGCTTGGTTAAGCGTGCTGGCGTTGCGGGGGCGGGGCGGCCACACGGTCGCCCCGCTCTATCGTTAAGCAGCTGTGGGTGGACACCCGCTGTTGGCACCGGCCGCGAGCCGGGGCGCTGTCCGCCGTGAGACACTGCTGCTCAACGATAGAGTTCAAACATGGAGCAAGACGATGACCACGACTGGCTTTGTTGTTCGTTCGATGACCACCACTGACTATGACTGGCGGCGCCCCGCCACGAAGGTGGTGCCCTACCACATCTACCTGATGCCCCCAGAGAAGCGCCGTGGGGCTTATTGGTCCTCGCTGAGCGAGGCTCAGGTGTTCCCCACACGTGAGGCTGCCCAGGCCGAAATCGACCGGGCGCTGACCAAGCGTGAATATGGCTACGGCCCCGATGTGGTGCCCTTCCACCACAAAGACCTTCCGACCTTCTGGGATTGCCAGGCCGCCTACGGCGCGGCCAAGGCGGTTAAGCGGGTGACGGAGACCTGGGAACGTCGCGAGCAAGCCAAGAAGGCGACCGCTAGCCGGCTCGCCGCGGAGTTGTTCGCAAAGTCCAAGTGAACGCTAAGGGCGGCCCTGCGGGGCCGCCTCATAGCATTCATCCCGAATGCGCAACGGAGCGAACCATGACCACCTATACCTACCAAGTCTTCCAAGGTTCCACCTGGGTTGCCGATGGCTTCGTGGAAGCCAAGAGCGAGCTAGCGGCTAAGATGAAGGTACGCAAGCTGCACCCCGGCAAGCTGAAGGTCTTCGTGGCCGCGGTGAAGCCGGCTCCCACCAACCGCATGCGTCTGATCGACGGTGGTGAATCAATCGCCTTCACACTTGAGACCGGCGGTGAGTTCATCGGCACCGTGGAGCAGGTGAACAGCCTGCTGCGCGCGCTGGGCCTCGCTGAAGTGGCGGTGCGCTCGAATCTCATGAGCAAGAAGTTGTTCATCGAGGCGAAAGACACCCCCATCTACTGCTCGCCGGCCAGCGAATCCTACTGGTCGATGTGACCGACCTAAGGGCGGCCCTGCGGGGCCGCCTCATAGTTTGGTACACACAACGGAGCGAACCATGACTACCTGGAGAGAACTAGAGGCGCAGGGCGTGAAGCGCTGCTGCGCTTATTTCGTTGGTGGCCGGCGCTGCCGGCGACGGGCCGCCGAAGAGTTCATGTGCGACCCCGGCCCCTCTGGCGGCTACTGGTGCCGCAAATGCGGACCGGCGATTGGGCGTGCGACCGCTCAGGCCCTGAAGGCCATGAAGGTCCAAACCCTGGCTGATTCAACCATGGAGCAAGACGATGACTGACTATGTGAAAAACCTGACCAGCGACAAACCCTGGCTCAGGTCTGAGGCGGAGCGGCTCGCGACGCAGCTGGCGCCCCAGCCGGACAATGCCCACAGCTACATCGAGTGGAACGGTGTGCTGCGGTGGAAGTCAAATGACCGGGTGCCCCCGGCCGATATTGTTGAGCTTGCCGCCCATCTGCTTGGGCAGGCAGTGAACGTCGCCAACTCCACCCGGGCACGCGACAAAGAGACGACGGAGTTCCTCGCTGAGTACCGCCGCAACTACAAAGGCCCAACTGCGGAAGAGCGTGCTGAGGCGCGAGCCGCGCACGGCCCTGGCGTTGAGCTTGTGAACGTGATCACAGGCCATCGCTGGCGCACCTGATGGACGCTAAGGGCGGCCCTGCGGGGCCGCCTCATAGCATTCATCCCGAATGCTGCATAGACCCATAGGAGCATAACATGTTTGGCATGTATTCCCGCGGCGGCAACAATGTCGTCCAGCGGATGGTGGAAGTGATCACGGAGACCTGGACCCCGGCCGTGAGCCAGGAGCGGGTCTTGACCACGCTGCGCAACCGCATGGCGCTGGTCGCCCAGAAGTTCCCCGAAGTCTACGACACGGTTGTGCGCGAGCAGATCGCTCTGGTGATCACCGGCTCAACCTACCTTGAGATTGACGCAGCTGACCTGCGGAGGAGCGCATGAAACCCCTGAAGCCCACAACCGGCTCGCGGCGCAAGGATGCCGCCAAGCCGGCCGAACAGCCGCGCGCGCAGACGCAGAGCGTGCGTGAGGACAACCTCATGAGCACGCTCAAGGCCAACCTCAACCAGCGCATCAAGAGCGACCGGGAGCGGCTCGCAAGGTTCAAGGAAAGCCTTGAGCGCGACCCGGCCTACGCCTTCGAGTGGTCGAAAGACGCCTTCCAGGCTGCTGCCAACCTCAAGGTTACTGAGCAGCTGATGGCCTGGTTGACCCAGACCTTCGAAGACGAATACACCCAGCCCATGCCGGCTCGCCAGCTGACCATGGCTGCCGACCATCTGCGCCGGGAGGTGTACCGTCGCGCCCGCGATGTGGAGCACTCCACGTCGCCAACGTCCAACTACATGAGCCTGTGCATGATGAGTGCCAAGGCCACGCAGCTGGAGTTGGTGGAGGGCTATCTGCGCCGGCTCGAAGACCCCCGCCACATCTACTCGTGGGCGGTGTAATGTGAAATCGGGGCGGCCCCGCGGGGTCGCCCCATAGTTTCGAAAGGCGCACCACGTTGGCCTGGTGCGTCTCTCGAAGCTACAACAGGAGCAGAGCAAATGAAAACCGTATCAGTCACCATCATGGAGGTGCCTGGGCATGGCTGGGTGTGGAAAGAGATTGGCCGCACCTACAAGACCGCGCACGGCGCCTTCCAGGCTGTCTTGCGCGACGGCCAGAAGTTCAACCAGACCGTGGCCCATGTGGTCACGTGGGAGCCGGCGACCCCCGCCGGCACGATCATCGTGAGGTCAATCACGTCATGACCCCCGAAACCCGCGCAACCGTTCTTGAAGTGCTGGAGATGCGCGCCAGCGACCTAGAGACCAACATTGACCGCTGGACCCACACTCGGTTCGGCGGCCACAGCAAGGAAACCCGCCTGCTGCTCATCGTCCACGCCCAGACCGAACTGGAGCGGGTGCGAGCCGCGCAGGCTGAACTACATGGATGAAGGAGGAACCATGAACACCATCGTACCGTCTCCCAAGGCCCGGCTGCGAGCCTGGCTGGACAAGACCCGGCCGGCCAGCCTGACCCGGCCGGCCTCGATCACTGCTCAGTCTTGGGCTGGGCACGATCACCTGCGCGTGGGTGACCTGGTTGTCGAGCGAGACAGCCGGCACGTTGCGCGCATTGATGCAATCTTCCCCACTGGGGTCGCGCGCATCACCTACATCGACACCAAATGGCGCGCGGACGTCCCGCTCGCAGACCTGGAGAAGGCCAATGACTGAACAGACCCGCGAGCGCTGGGCCATCTTGGCCCGGCGGTCTAGCGGCTCGCGGCTAGGCGCCGCGACCGCCTGGTGTAAAGAGAACGGGGAGGTGATGCTCTTCGATAGCCACAGCGCCGCTTACGTGGTGGCCGAAAGCTACAACCTCAACCGGCTCTCGCCCAACATCAGCTACGTTGCGGCGCGATACGAGTAACCCTGAGAAAGGAGGTGAGACTAATGGCCAACAAAGTTGTCGAAGAGTTCGTTGGTCGGCTATCGCCGCGAGAGGTGGCAGAGGCTACGGAGCGTCTGCTCACCATCGAGCGTCAAAAGACCCGCAGCATGGCTGTGCAGGTTGCTAGCCTGCTCCATAGCCAGCTGATGTTCTTGAAGCGACCCGACCTGGCTGATTTCGCTCTGTTCATTCAGCACGAAATTGGCCAATAGCTGAGTGTTGCGCAAGGGGGCGTCCGCTGTGGCGCCCCTCACGCAGCAATCCGCTGCAAACATAGACCCATAGACGGAGCATAGACGAATATGAAACGCATAGTGTGTGCGGCTATCGCCGCACTGAGCCTGTTTGCGACCCCGGCGAGCGCCTGGGATGCAGACCCCACCCTGACCCGAAACATCATTCGCTGGTACCAGGCTGCCCCCCAGCAGCTGCGGGACATCATCGAGCGGCCCTACGGCAAGGTCGATGTGTACATCACCAGCGACCAGGACCGGCTGCGCCGCGAGATGGCGCAGTACTTTGGCATGACCGCCGGTGCAGTCAGCAAGATCATCGGCCCCACCACCTACGATGCCATGACGGTGACCAAGGTGGGCAAGCTTCCCACCATCTGGTTCGTCCAGCCGGCGATGCTGGCCGAGTTGGCTGAGGGTGGCGATGACAATGCTCAGCGCGTTGTTCATCACGAGATGATGCACGTGTACGACTTCATCTCCGCCGGCCCCGCCTACAAGCGGTCGAACTCGCCGGCCATGCTGGCTGCCTTCAAGGCCGATACCGCAGAGAACAATCGGTATCTTGCCCAACTCAGACAGCAGGCGAAGAGGGGCGACCAAGAGGCGGCCCGGTCTATCAGCAACTACATCCAGCACTATGGCTACTACGCGGCCAAGGCGCAGGAGATTTACGCCGAAGCCGGCGCCCGTCTGCTCGTGTTTCCGGGCAAGACGAAGTGGAACAACCTCATCGACTACTTCCCCCGGGTGACGAAGCAGGTCTGCTTGGACCTGGTGCGTGACCGGGTGATCTACTTCACCAAGACCTGTGACCTTGGCTATTCCGAAGCCGGCAGTTGAATGCCACCGGTGGCCGCCGCGAGCGGCCACCCATAGTGCTCAAACTTCCCACTTGACTTTCAATCAAACATCGACTAGGGGTAGAGCGCGCATCGACGTGCAACATAGAGGAGCAGCTAATGACCGCCCAGACCCACGAGCAGATTCAGGAAGAGCTCAACCGCCAGGTTGTCGCCAACCTTAACGGTCGCGACGTAACCCGCGGGGAGCTCAAGACCGCCTTCGAGCGGGTCCAGCCCAAGACCCACTGGAAAGACCCCATCAACGCCACCGTTGACCTGGACGCCTGGACCATGGCGCTGGTGAGCGAGGCGGTTGTCTTCTTTACCGGCAGCGTGCCCCACTTCAAGCGCCTGGGTGGCACCACCACCGGCGGCATCGGTCGCTATCATGTCACCGCGGCCGGCTATTTCAACGCAGTTGGGGCTTGACCCACATCTTTCCCGCTATCCCATACGCCAGGTGGGGCGCAGGCACTTCATCCTCGAAGACCCGCAGGGAAAGCAAGTCAGCTGGCATCGCACGAAGACCGGCGCATTGAGAGCACGCCGGGAACAACTGGAGCAAGACGACTATGGCAATTGAGGCGAGACGTGGATGCGGCTACCGTAAGGTTGGCGGCATCTATATCATGGGTGGCAAGCTGGGCATGCCCTGCTGCCGCTTCCCAATCCTGCTCGATGTGTGCCCCTGCTGCGGCATGGGCATCCGTCTGACCCGCACCTGGACCTGGGTGGACCCCAAGCCTTGGCTCGCAACCCCCTGCGAGGGTACGCGGACCCAGCAGCGGCTCTGCCCGGCCGCGAGCGCGGACAAGCTGGGCGAGAAGGTTGGCCTGATGAACATCGGCGCCGGCTTCTACAAGACCCCGGCGGAGTTCATGCTGGAAGCCAATTCGATGGGCATCAGCCGGCGCGTGCAGGGTATCCCGCGGAACTTCAAGCTGGGTGAGACCTGGATTTTCCTCGCCCACCCGAAGCTCAAGCAGGTCGATGGTGAGTGGAAGGGCGGTATCTTCGCCATGTTCATGCCCACCAGCATCGAGCAGCTGTTCACCAAGTCTGGCTATGCGGCGCTCAGCGATGAGGCCAAGGCCAAGCTAGAGAAGCAGCACATCACCCCGGTCATCGTGCCCGACAACGACAAGGATCACCAGGGTTCGGTCTACGACAAGGAGGACGAAGACCAAGAGGAACTGGAGTTGAGTGAGTAGGTCTGTTGCGTACGGGGGCATCCGCCGCGGTGCCCCTCACGCAGCAATCCCGCTGAACATAGACCCATAGGAGCCAACATGTTCAAGTTCATCCTCGCTGCAGCCCTGACCGTGGCATCGACCGCTACCATGGCCGATGGCATGCCGGTCGCCGCAGCACCCCCGGCGCCCCGCCTCCTGCTTCACAACGGCTCGCTGATGCAGCTAGCCGTGCTGCCCGGCGGTCGCATCGAAATCCAGTACGCCCAGCCCCGGCCGGGCCTGTGGGAAATTGGCGTGCGTCCGGGCACCGTGCTTCTGCGTGGGCAGTGGAGCGGTGGCGTGCTCAACGCGGAGGCCCGGGTCTTCGCCGGAGCCTGCGGCGCCCCGGTCTATCCCGTTACCGGTGGCATCAATGCCGATGGCGTGTTGGTCTTGTCTGGGCCGGCGCCGCTGGTTGACCCCTGGACATGCGTTGTCTATGGCTACGCCTGGACAAGCAATTCAACCCTGACCTTCTTTCCAACCAATGGAGCGTGACGTGACCAAGAAGCAGACCGATGTGGGGCCGGTTGAGCCCATCAACAGTGAGCAGCTGGCCGGCAAGGTCTTGTATCAGCTATATCAAGACCTGTTCAAGGTCCAGAACGACATCATCGCCCTAGAGGCGCGCATGCTGCGCTTTGGCAAGGATGCAATGCCCAACTATCACCACACTCGCCGGGTGCTCAGGGAAGCGCCAGACATGATCAACCGGGAGTTGCAGAGCCTGAACAAACGGCAAGCCGAAATCCTGGCCACTATCCGGCCGCTCGAAGACCTGTTTGAGGCGAGCGAGGCGGCAGACTTGGAGGCCATGGTGGACTTCATCCGGCGCCGGCACGCAAAGAAGTGAGTCATGATCGACCCGTCAACTGATCTGTTCGTGCTCACCATCATCGGCATATTGGTCGTGCTAGCGTTCTTCGTCGCTGTGTGGCCGATGGACCGGTACTGAAACATAGAGGAGACTTAACATGTTCTGTGTATTGGCTCTGGGCGCATCGCTGTGCATGGTAGCGCCCGGCCCGGGGCCGGGCCATTTGCTCCAGCCCGGCCCCAACCTTCTGCCCGGCGGTCGCGGGCTGGTAACTGTCAGCCCCCGGGCCGGCTACTTCGGCCCCCCGGCCCGCATTGGACCCCCCGTACCCTATGCGGCGCCGAATTACGACTGGCCGGCCCCCCGGTCTTTCGTGCCTCCGCCACCGTCCGCTGCACAGGCGCCCCCGCCTGTTGTATCGGCCCAGACCCCGCCGGCTCTGCGAGCTCCCGGCGTGCGGAGACCGCGACCCCCGGTGCCATGCCCAGACGGCTGCCCCCGGGAGCCGGATGACAACAACTGAAGGAGGTGCCTGTGACTGACACCAATGACCGTGACCCCGGGTTTGTTGAGGCAGACGCCGGTGTTAAGTGCGTCCACTGTGGGGCGGTGATCACGTTCAACCGCCACATCAAGAAGTGGGTCACGAGCAAGGACCGCTGGAAGTGCGGGTCTGACCCTCGCCACCCGGTTCGGGCTCACACCCCGTACAAGTGACGACTGTTGCGCAAGGGGGCATCCGCTGTGGTGCCCCCGTCGCAGCAATCTGCTGCCAGGCAGCAATCCCGCTGCAAACATAGGAGCATAGACGATTATGAAAGGCCATCTCTTGAGTGTCGCCCTGATCACCGCGATTGCGGTGCCTCTGGGCGCCATGTATCTGGACAGCCGCGCCCCGGCGCAGGTCCAGACCGTGAAGTACTGCGAGGGCACCTACGATATGTGGTGGCAGGATGCCAAGTGCCAGCGACCGGCAGCTGACCTACCGAAGCCCTTCTATGGGCGACAGGTGAATGGCGGCATCGAGGTTGACGCGTCACAAAAGCCGGCGATGGGCTTCACCCCCTGCCCGGCGGAAGGTTGCGACTTCCACTACCGCAGCGTCCAGACCAAGGTGGTGAGCAACCCGGACATCAACCCGGCTCTGCTCTCGCCGGCCACCTTCGCCGAACGATGGGATGCCATGCGCGACCCGGTGCTGTACACCGATGGGCCGTTCATGGCGGCCTTCGATCTGGACGGTACCATGCTTTGGTCGCAGGTGCCAATCGGCTATCTGCCCAAGGAGTGGAAGGGCATTGCCGGCGTGCTGGGCGCTATCTGCCCCCAGGAAACCAAGGAGCTCGATGAAGCTCTGTGCCAGACCCCAGCCCCTACACCCAGCGTGCTGGAGAAGGGTGAGCACGGCGGCCTGATCATCAGCCTGCCGTTCTTCCGTATCCGGCTCTTCGTTGCGTCGCCGCGTTATCGGTATCACGCCCGGCCGGCCCATCGTACCGTGGCACGCAACAAGCCCCGGCGCGAGCCTACAACCCAGACCGTGAGCCGCGAGCCGCCGGCCGTGCGCGAGCCGGCAACTTCGCCCCCCGCTCCATCGAGCGAGGGCACCAAGAAGGTGTTCTGAAGTCCAGCGCAAGGGGGCATTGCGGTGCCCCCGTCGCTGCACTTCCGCAGCTATGGAGACTGATCTATGAAGACATTGATTGCCACTCTCGCGCTGACCCTGGCGGCGACCGCTGCCCAGGCTCAGCAGACCCGGTTCTACGACGCCAGGGGCAATTCGGTGGGCACTGCCGACCGCTCGCCCGGCGGCCAGACCCGGTATTATGATGCCCGGGGCAATTCGCAGGGCACGTCCAATAAGGTGGGGAACACCACCATCTTCTACAATGCGCAGGGTACCGTGACCGGCAAAGCGACCGGCCCGGCGATCATCCGGAGCCGGTGATGGCGTCGTATCACACAATGTGTCGCTACGAACTGGAGCGCTATCTGGCCCAGAAGCGAAACACCCGCCGCAGGTTCTACACCCTGGGCGAGTTCAAGCTGTGGGCCAAGCTGCGCAAGGTCAGGTTCAGCACTCGTGCAATTCAGCGTCTGGTGGAAGCCGGCGCGATGACCCGCACCGGCGAGCCGGGCCTGTTTGAAGTGACCCGATAGACCCGCCACCCCCAGTCCCCCGACAAGGGTGGAGTGGGTCTTATGATGCTGGATGTCCAAAGTCCAGCGTGGGCAAGGGGCGCAGCCAGGTGCGGTAGAAATCCGCTTAAACCCCCCTCATCGAGCCGGGGCCTGGCATCATTTTTTGGAGGCATGCCGATGAGCAAACGCAAGACCCGGCGCCGCACCCCCCGCAGACAGCGCGGGGGCGGCCGCAAAGGCGAAACTGAGAAGCTGTGCCAGCGATGGCCGCATTGCCATTGCATCGTGCAAGGTCGCGCGAGCGACTGCCCAAAAGTCTGGGGGTATCTGGAGAGGTTGCTTTGGTCAAAATAAATCTGGGACCCCACTTGACTTCCCAAGTGCCCTCGATTAGGTCTACCGGTAGCAGATAGACCCATATTGGAGCAAGCCATGTCCACCCCCAAGGTTCACACCTGGTCACCCCAGCAGGAAGCCTTCCTCGATTGGGCAGTCAACGGCACCGGCTCTTGCGTGCTTGTGGCCGTTGCCGGAGCGGGCAAGACCACGGTTCTGCTCGAAGCCGGCCGGCGCATGAAGGGCGAAGTCGTGTACATGGCCTACAACAAGGACGTGGCCGACGAAACCAAGGAAAAGCTCAACGCCATGAAGGTGGATTGGCGCAAGATGCAGGCCGGCACCGTTCACAGCTTTGGCTTCGGCGCTATCCGCAAGGCTGTTTCCAACGTGCGGGTCAACGAGAACAAGGTGCGCGATCTGCTCGATGCCAACACCCCCGATGATCTCAAGCCGCGCCAGGGCGAGATTCTGCAGCTAGTCTCTCTCGCCAAGCAGGCAGCCTTCGGCACCGCCGGCCCCTCGATTGAGAACGATGGCGCCTGGCTGGAGATGGCCGCCCACTTCGACGTGTTTGACAACGACACGCTAGACCCCGATATGCACGTGCTGCTCATCGAGCAGGCCAAGATGCTGCTCAAGCTGAGCAACCGCACCCTTGCTGAGGTGGACTATGATGACATGGTCTACCTGCCGGTGCTCCACAAGCTACCCTTCTGGCGCAAGGACGTCATCATGGTCGATGAGGCCCAGGATACCAACCCCGCTCGCCGGGCGCTGGTGCGTGCCATGGTAAAGAAGGGCGGCCGGGTTATCGCTGTGGGCGACCCTGCCCAGGCCATCTATGGCTTCACCGGCGCCGACAGCAACGCCATCGAACTGATCAAGCGTGACTTCAACGCTATCGAGCTCCCGCTGACCATCACCTATCGCTGCCCGAAGGCCGTTGTGGCCGTCGCCCAGCAGTGGGTCAGCCACATCTCCGCGGCCGACACCGCCCCCGAAGGGGTGGTGGACAGCATCACCTATGAATCGTTCCCAACACGTAATGATTTGAACGGCCGCGGGGCTGTTCTCTGCCGGTTGAACAAGCCGCTCACGCTGCTGGCGTTCAGCCTGCTGCGTCGCCGTATCCCCTGCCGCATCATGGGGCGGGATATCGGTGGCAGCCTGAAGAAGCTGCTCCAGCGCTGGAAGGTGAAGGAGCTCGATGCGCTGGAGGGTCGCCTTGAGAAGTGGCTCCAGCAGCAGACAACCCGGCTCTTGGCGAAGAAGCAAGAGAGCCGCGTGGCCGTGATCGAGGACCAGGTTGAGACCTGCAAGGTGATCATCGACGCCTGCCGCGCCCAGGGCAAGTACACGGTCGCTGATGCGGTCGCCTGGGTGGATAGCATGTTCGTGGACAAGGTGGAGGGCGACATTCTCACCCTCTCTTCAATCCACAAGTCCAAGGGCCGCGAGTGGAAGCACGTTTACTGGCTGGACCGGGCCGGCACCTGCCCCTCCAAGTGGGCGCGCCAGGATTGGCAGCAGGAGCAGGAACGCAATCTGATGTATGTGTGCGCGACCCGCGCCCAAGAGCAGCTGACTGATATCGTGATGGAGGCTGAAGAGCCGGCGCCGAAGGAGAGCAGCGATGCCGATCACGAGTGACACGCCGGCCGGGGGTGCGGGTCCAACTCGCACCCAGGTCGCCCTGGGGCGCAAGCGCTACACGGTCGTGCATGACGCCCAGGGCATCATCCGTATCGAGTGGGTCGATGCCGTGCGCGGCCGGCGACCGCTGATGCTGGATGGAGTGCTGGCCAGGAAGGTGATCGCTGAGTTCCGGCTGCGCAGCGAACCGCCGGCCAAAAGCGGTCTGGACGTTGTGTTGGAGCGGCGCGAGAGCCAGATCAACCGAGTGATCAAGGCTCTGGCTCATCTGCCTGTTGGGCGTCAGGTCGCCATTCTGGTAATGTGGATGTCTGCCGATGACGTGGACGTAATGCTGGAGACGATTGAGAAAGGTGAAATATGAAAATCAGCTTTGACGAGACGGAGATCACCGCTCTGCTTGAACAGGCCGGCCTGAAGGTGCTCAAGAGCCGCAATGTCAGGAAGAATCTTGGCCGGCGAGCAACCCTGGTATTGACCATGGCGCTCAACGAAGAGTTGCTGCGCCGAGCAGAGCAGCCCGATGCGCCTCCCGACCAACCCTGAGAACTGGACGCCGCATCACGCTGATCTAGCGGTCGCCGAAGCCTGGCGCCGGTTCGATGAATACGAGCGCCGGATTGATTTCAGCTGGCCGCAGGAAAAGCAGGACCAGTGCTACTATCCGTATTGGCGAGCGCGCCAGACCGCCGCTGAGGTGTTTCGTTACGTCTGGCACCGTGAACCCCCGTTGCCTTGAGCCAGTGGGTGTGAAGTGAACCATGCCGTGAGAGCGAGCCACGTCAGCGAAGAGAACCAAGTTGGTTGAGCGAGCCGCACCAAACGAGTGAACCAGCGCCACCGAGCGACAACAGGAGACAGCAATGGAACAGCTAGACCGATTGAAGCGGGATATCCGCGCTGCGGCTATCCATCTCACCGAAACCGAAGCCCGGTTTCTGGTGGACAACTATTACATCATGCAGGAAGACCGGAAGCGCGCCGGCAATCAGGAACGCGCCCTGGAGGAGAGCCGCGAGCCGCATGACGTGATCAACTGGCTCGCGAGCAACGCCAAGATGATGGAGGATGAGCTCCGCAAGGTGCTGGAGGTTTACGCCGGCTCCAAGCCTGTTGGACGCTGGATGATGAGCCTGACTGGCATCGGCCCGGTGATCAGCGCCGGCATGCTCGCCCACATCGACATCAAAGAGTGCCCGACCGCCGGGCACATGTGGCGCTTCGCCGGTCTGGACCCAACTTCGCATTGGGGCAAGGGCGAGCGCCGGCCGTGGAATGCCCAACTCAAGACCCTGTGCTGGAAGACTGGCCAGAGCTTCATGAAGTTCTCCAATCACCCGGATTGCTTCTATGGGCCGCTGTATCGCCAGCGCAAGGAGTATGAGCAGCGGCGCAACGATAGCGGGGGCAATGTCGAGACGGCGCGACGCATCTTGTCGGAGAAGAACTTTGACCGCTCCACGGAGGCATACAAGCATCTAAGCACCGGCAAGCTACCCCCGGCCCAGATTGATGCGCGTGCCCGGCGCTGGGCAGTCAAGATGTTCCTCAGCCACCTCCAGGCCGTATGGTGGTGGAATGAGTTTGTGAAAGTGCCTCCGGTGCCCTACGTTCACGGTATTATGGGGCACGTGGACTATGTCATGCCGCCGAACCTGGACCACTTTCCCGGCCTGGCGGAGAGGCTCTCCGTAACCAATCGAGCCGCCCCGAGCCGCCCCTAGTGAGTGAACCACCATCGACGTGCGAGCCATGCGTTTGGAGTGAACCAAGTTCGCCGTGCGAGCCAGGCTCTATGAGAGAACCATCAACCGGGAGCGTCCCGCGCTAGACCGTGTACACGTGTACACGGTCTCCGCCAAAGCCATTCGCAACGAGTGAACCACCCCAGCTGTGCGAGCCATCGCCGAAGAGCGAACCAGTATGAGAGAGCGAGCCACACAGGGTGAGAGAACCCCATGACACGAGCGAGCCTCCAGTGAGGAGTGAACCAACGTAGGCGTGCGAGCCATTATGCACGAGTGAACCATACCACCAGTGCGAGCCAACTTGAACGAGTGAACCAAGATGTGGAAGCGTTTCCCACTTGACTTCCAAATCAACCCAGACTATAGCCTACCGCTAGATAGAGGATAGACGGCAATGCCGATGTTGTATCATGGTTCCCACGAGCAGGCGCTGCCGCGCATTCAGCGCGACGGCATCCTGCCCCGGGCCAAGTCCAAGGGCCGGAATAATTGGGATCACACGGTCACGTCCAACCGTGATGCGGTCTATCTGACCGACGCCTACGCTTGGCACTTTGCCTCTGCCGCTTGTAACAAGAACGAGCGCGGTCTGATTTTTGAGATCAACCGTGATTTTCTTCTACCCTGGCTGCTGTGCCCAGACGAAGACTTTCTGGAGCAGGCGAGCCGCAAGGTTGCGCCTAGCCCGGAGCGCCCCTATATGGCGCCGCTGAACTGGTCGATGAAGAAGCGCACCCTCCACTATCGGAAGGTCGCCAAGTTCAACCCGACGCTGGCGGACAAGAGCCTGGAGCATATGGGCACCGCCGGCTACTACGGGCCGGTGCCGTGGCAGGCGATCACCCGCTACGTGCTCATCGACTGGAACAAGATGGACGCCAGTATGCATATGCGCGCGGTCGATTCGATGGTGTCCACGATGAATTATCTCATATTGCAGGACCGCCATCGCGCCCTGACCCGGTGGTTCTTCGGCGACCCAGTGACGGCGGAGGAGCTCAACGGCTTCGCCGGGGTGGAGATCAAAGATGAGGAGATGGGCCGGCTGATTGGCAAACAGGCGGACCATACAAGAGCGGCGATTGCCAATAGGAGCGGCTTAACAGTCGTGAATTGCAACCATGAGCGTGTTGAAGTTTAACGATGGGATGACCATCAATGTCAGTGGCCCGTTGCGTGTCGTTGAGATGTGGGACGGGTTCTATGTGGTTGGCGAAGGCTATTGTATCCCGGTGGATAGCCGCGCTGATGGTGAACAATCCATCCGGGAAATGAACGAGATCAAGTCACGCAAGGGCGTGCCCCACGGTTGACTTGACCTCACAACTGAAACCAAGTAGAGGAGTAATCAAAATGGAGAATAACCAAGTCACTAACCAGTCGCTTGTGCAGTCGTACAATCAGCTGGTCACCCAGGCCGAAGGTCTGGGTCTGTCCAAGTTCCGGTCAGTCAACCGCTTCAAGACCCTCGCAGAGGGTCAGCGTCGTTTGGAGCTCCTTCGGAGCGCCATTCAGGCTGCGGGTGCGACCGCAGGCGACCCGGCGACCCCGCCGGCCGGCGACCCGGCGACCCCGCCGGTGGAGCCGCAGACCCCGCCGACCAGCGAGCCGGCGGCAGAGCCGGTGGCAGAGCCGGCGCAACAGCCGGCCAGCGAGCCGGCGCAAGAGGAGAGCGACATGGCGAAGAAGGCCAAGTCCAAGAAGGGCGCCAAGACCGCCAAGAAGGCGGCCAAGGCTACCAGCACGCGTGCTCGCAGCGCCAATGGCACGTCTATCCGCGCGAAGACTGCCGAGTACAACGGTATGATTGGCGAGGCCAAGCGGGCCGGCGTGAAGTGGGCGAAGCATCACACGTCCGACTTCGCCAGCCACGAGGCGGCCGACAAGCAGCTGAAGCGGCTGCGTGATGCCATCCGTGCCGGTGGCTAAGGGGTGAAAGACAACACCCCCTATCGGGAGCGGCCCCAGGGCCAGATTGTCGCAGAGCAGGAATGCATGCGCGCAATCTTCGCCCGGGCCGCTCCTGTCTCGTTTATCTTCGAGGCCTTCGGTGGCCTGGGCAAGACTGCCCAAATCATGGCCCAGCGTTTCCCCACCACGCGTATCCTGGCCGCCGACATCGACGCCGGCTGCGTGGAAGCCTACAACCTGGACATGGCTGAGACCTATGCTGACTGCATCAATTCAGATGCGCTCAAACTGCTCAAGACCGTAGACTTTCGCCGGCTGCCAGCTGAGCACGATTGGGGCGCCTCGCTGGATTTTAACCGCTTCACCATCATGGATGTCTTCGGCCGGCGCGAGAGCCAGTGGAAGGTTGATCTGATCGAGGCGGTTGTTGAGCGCGGGCCGCGTTGGATCCAACTAACTGACAGCGCCGTGCGCTACCTCCACTTCCACCACAAACGCTACGGCTGTGAGCTAGACCCGAACGACTATATACGCAAACTCGCGACCGCCCTGCATGAACGCTGGGGCCTAAACTATGTCGTTCACCGCTCCTTTTATGCCGCTTCCTATCTGTTATTGACTTCTGCCGCAGAATAGTCTAGCGGTAGAGGCTTGCAGAGGGCTATGCGGTGGCTTATACATCCCGCACCACGCCTCATGCCCATCAGGCTGAGGCTCTAAACCGTTTGAAACTACACCCCGATGTCTTTGCCCTGCTTATGGGCACAGGCACTGGCAAGTCCAAGGTAATCCTCGATGAGTGGGGTGAGCGGGTCTGCGCGGGCGACCTGACCAACCTGCTCGTGATCGCCCCCGCCGGCTCTTATGCCAACTGGTGGTATGACCGGCCCGATGAGCCTTGCGAGGCCACCAAGCACCTAGACCCGGCGCTGCGCAAAGACCTGCTCTTGCATCATTGGAACTCCAACGGCGGGGTGAAGTGGAAGCGGGAGCTCGAAGCTGTGCTCCACCCCGGCGCCCGGCCGCGCATGCTCGTGGTTAACATCGAATCGCTATCCACCGTGGACAAGGCCCGGGAAGCTTGCCGCCGGTTTATCGCCTCCGGCCCCACCATGATGACGCTGGATGAGAGCACCCGGGCGAAGAACCCCGGGGCCAAGCGCACCAAGCAGGTAATCAAGCTGGGCGAGCGTGCAGCGGCCCGGCGCAT